GTGGACAGCCTGGCCTGCGCCACCATCATGTCCCAGGTACTGATGGTGCCGGAGGTGGAGTCGCAGGCGACGCCATGGGCGTCTGGGGTGAGGCGGGCGAGGATGGTGCATCCCCGGCAGCGCCGCCAGCCAGCGTAGCCACAGGGCTACCGGTAGCCCGCTGCATGGAGGTCTGGTGCGCCCACTGGCCGGAGGCCGACATGTCGGACATGGCTCCAGGGTACTGGGTGGTCAGGGGGGGCCTGAGCATCGGACCTAGCCTTCATTACAGCCTGACCCCTCGACAGGAGGAGTAACAATGTCTCTTGGCCCTGAGCCGACGTTCCCCGAACGGGGCCGGTACGCCTACGACCACATGATGGCCCCCAACCAGCCCGGTGGCCGTGGTCCGCTCCGGTTCGAGGAGGGGATGGGTACTGACACCGATATCCCCAGTGACTTCCAGCGGGGGATGACCGAGTTCATGATTTCGGCTCCGGGCCGGATCAACCACGTCGACCCCAACGTCCAGTTCAAGATGCCGGAGGAGACCATGGCAGAGCGGTCCCACGTCGGTTCAGCGGCCTGGATCGACGCCCCCACAATGCTGGGTGAGTTCGCCCATGGCAGCTTCACCGACCAGGCTGAGGTTCGCTACGAGGAGGTTGTCCGCAGCGGTGGCATCCAGAAGAGGCGGGCACCCGAAGTCGTCACTGACTGATGGCAAGTACGCCCTCAGGGCTGCGCCTTCCCACTCGGAAGGAACTGTTCGTCCCCAAGCCTCCGGGCATGGAGCAGGGCAAGCTGCCCTCAGGCAGGCCCAGCCAGAAAGGTTGGTCGCAGGTCTTCCCCCGGTGGGATCTGCACAACGAGCACCAGTTTCGACAGGTGGTCCGTAATCTCGGCGGTATCCACGATCTGGTCAAGCAGCACTTCCCAGAGGAGTACAAGGAAGGCTTGGTCTGGCATCCGAAGCAGCATGACGTGATCGCCCGGACGGTCAAGGGCACGAGCGTGAGCCACCTGGCCGGGTCCGGTATCACCGCATCCCTGAGCGCCGGTTCGGACTGGGAGGGTCAGAATGTCGGTGCTCTCCACCATGCCGTCCACAAGATGCTTCCGAAGCACTGGGACATCATCCAGCAGGCGGCTGCGTCCGGTGGGAAGACCGCTGCGGTACATCAGTTGGTCCACGGGACGCCCCTAGCCACCGCCACGCTGGCGAACCTGGAGCGTGCCCGTCGCATCCATGAGGGGGAGGATCCGTACAAGGTCATCACGCCCCAGACTTCTCCCAAGGAGCACTACTTCATGCGGAGCCTGCACACCCCGCACTCGGGAACTCGGGCCACCATCGACTTTCGTGCCCATGACCTCTCCATCAACCAGATGTGGCCCGCCCAGTACTCAGGGCGTGGGATCGAGAACGCCGAGACGAAGAGTGGGACACCGACCCGGTACGAGAAGTTCGCTGAGGCCCACGAGGAGGCTGCCCACTCGAAGGACATCGAGCACTCCGAACAGCTACAGGCTTCTACGTGGCTGGGGGGGAAGCGGATCGAGACTTTGATCCCGACTTTGTCTGGTGCTCCCAGGAAGACGGGCGTACCACGTCGTCGTCAGCCTTACTTTCATGGGGGGTGAAGCCTTGTTCAGCCGCTATCTCTCGCACGGTCTTCCAGAGGCCCTCTCCGATTTTCACGGTCTCGCCCACGTACCCCGGCTCGCTGACGATCCGGTACTCCCGGTCCAGGTACGTGAAGAGCGTGGCGAACTGCTCTTCAGTCAGGGTGTAGGTCTTGGCCTTCTTCGTCGCCATGGCATCAGTTTACCAAAAAATCCTCGCTCTCTGTTGCCGGTCAACATCCCCACTATTTTTCAGGAGGACGTATGGGCAAGGTGAAGGGTGTACCGGTCGAGTACATGGACGTGGATCAGTGCTGGAACGATCGGCGTGACCCCCACGCCAACCCCATGTCCTCCAGTCCTCGCCGGATGTATGACCGTGCGTCTGGGCCTAGCGCCCTGGGTGGGCTGGTCGAGCAGATCTATCAGCCTGGTGTGAGTGACCCTGAGGCCAAGAGTCACCCCACCCCAGCGCCCTGGGTGGAGGGCTAGTGCCTGAGGTCGAGCTTTACACAGCAGCGCCCACCATCCTGGCAACGTCCAAACTCATGATCTACCTCAAGCCCCGCCATGCTGCCAAAGCGGCGCTTACGGATCACGCTCAACTGGATCGGCAGACCTCCCACTCCCAGTACCGGGCCGCATATCGTAGGGCGCTCCCGCTCACCCAGTTTGACTTCTACCAGCGGCGTCAGCAGCCCACGAAATAGTGTCCATCCAGTTCCAGTCCCCCAGCTATAGAGCGGCATCGTCAGACCTGACGATCCAGATCAGCCCGCTCGGGCTGGTGGAGCTAGCGGATGAAGAGTTCGAGGTCCACGGCCCCCGGCTCAACCGTTACGCCATGAACTGGGCCTTTTATCTCGGCTACCACTGGGCGCAGCGACCCGACTTGGGCGAGCCACAGTTGACCTTCAACTGGGTTCGTGCTCTCAGTGACTTCACCACCAACTTCGTGTTCGGCAAGGGGGTGGGCTTCCGCTCACCTGACTCCACTGGTGCCATCGTCCCCACTCGGCTCCAGCGCATCTGGGAGAAGGACAACAAGAAGGAGTCCCTCCTGTGGGAAGCCGGATCCATGGGATCGATCACGGGGGACTGCTTCGTCAAGGTGGCCTATGAGGAACCCTGGACCGATCCCAGTGGCATGCCACACCCAGGCCGGGTACGGATCCTGCCTCTGAACGCTGCCTTCTGCTTCCCGGAGTGGCATCCCCATGATCGCAAACGGCTCATCCGCTTCAAGCTGAAGTACCGCTTCTGGGGAACGACGATGGAGGGGACTCGGCAGGTCTTCACCTACACCGAGTTGTTGACCGAGAACCAGATCGAGGAGTACGTCAACGACGAACTGATCGACGCCAGGGAAAATCCTCTGGGCGAGATCCCCATCGTCCACATCTCCAACCTGCCCATCGCCTCATCGCCCTGGGGCATGCCCGACATAGCCGACATCACGGTGCTCAACCGCACCTACAACGAAGTCGCCACCGACATCACCGACATCGTGAACTACCACGCTGCCCCGGTGACGGTGGTCATCGGTGCCCGTGCCTCCAACCTGGAGAAGGGCACCCACCAGACCTGGAGCATCCCCAACAAGGATGCCAAGGTGGAGAACCTGCTCTTCGACCCACGGGGCATCGAGGAGGCCATCAAGCTGCTGGACGTGCTCAAAGCCGCCATGCATGAGATGACCGGTGTTCCGAAGACCGCCTTGGGCGAGGAGCAGTCCATCTCCAATACCAGTGGCGTGGCCCTGGCGATCCAGTACCAGCCGCTCATGAATCGCTTCCACCTGAAGGCCACCCAGTACGGGGAGGGCTTCGCTGAGGTCAACCGGCTGGCCCTGAAGACGCTGTTCATGAAGGAACCGGAGACGCTGGTCTACAACCCGGAGTTCGATCCTCCGATCCGGGATGACCAGTTGCCGATGCTGGATCCCATGGACCCGGTGACCTACGAGAGCACGGTCCACTTCCAGCCGCCCCTGCCGGTGGACAAGCTGGTCCTGCTCAACGAGCTTCAGGTCAAGATGATGCTGGGCCTGGAGTCCAAGCGTGGTGCCCTCCAGGAACTGGGCGAGGAGTTCCCCGACGAGAAGCTCCAGGAACTGTTCAAGGAACTGATCGATGACGCAGAGCAGCAGGCGGCGATCGATCTCCTGAAGGCTCAGATCGCCTCCTTCACGGCCATGCAGACCGGCATGATGAACCCGGAGGGACCACAGCCCATCCCGCCCCCGCCCCAGAACGGTGGCAACGGGAATGGCAAGAGCAAGAGCAGCAGTGGGGTGAAGTCGGCGGGTGGCTCCGGTGTCAACAGCGCCGGTCAGCCCGTGCAGAAGTTCGGTGCTCTCCCTGGCGTGGATCTCACCAACTCCGAAGACATCAAGAAGATGTTCGATCGGATTGTCGCCCTGGCTCACGGCACGGTGCTGCCTCAGCGCCGCCTGCCTGAGGAGGACGAGACATGACCTCGCCTGAGGTGGTCAACAGCACCCAGTTCTCCGACCCCAAGCCGTACTACCCCCACCGTGGCAGTCCGGAGAAGCGTGCTCAGCCCACCCAGGGCAAGCTGTTCCAGGAACCCAAGCCGGTGGCAGAGCACCGCTACCCCCGTGGCTACACGCCGGAGCGGATGGATGAGGTGCGGACGGCCATGGTGGGGAAGATCCACTCAGGTGGGGCGTTCTTCGACAGTCCCAGCTACTCGGGAACGGGGGCAACGCTTGACAGTCCGTTCAATGTGCCTCACGGTCCCCGGTTGGTCAGGGAGGCCATAGCACGCTCCGATGTTCCGGTCAAGGATCTCCGGGGCCTGAATCGGCTCACCCTGGAGCATGGGATGAGGGCAGCCAGAGCCTTCGGCTCCTACGATCCACCCGCCAAGTCGATCTCCATGGAGCCAGTGCATGGGAGCTTCGCCAACAGCCGGGGCCTGATGATCACTGAATCCATGCAGAAGAGCAGGAAGGGCATCACCAGGACAGCAGCAAAGCCGTGGTTCGACGCCGCCCTGATCCATGAGATCGGGCATCACGTCGACTTCTCCAGGGCCTTCCCGAAGGGGATAAACCCGCTGGAGAACCGTGAAGTCCTGACCAGTCCCCTGGGGCGAGGGAAGGCTGAGGGCAAGGCCGACACCTATATGCTCAAGCGGTTTCGTAATGATCCTCGCAATCAGCGCCGTACGAAGTTCGATCCGGCGCTCCAGACCTACGGGGGCAAGGGGAACATCCTGAGGGGCTACCCCAAGAAACTGGCTGTGAGCGGGATGGAGGCGGCGGTGAGTGCCCAGAAGGCAGGCCAGGAGCAGGAGCGCACCAACAAGAACCGGAAGGCGGCGGCGTCCCAGACCCGCAAGGCCGTCACCCGGTACCGGCAGTCCCAGAGGAGAAGAAGGAGCTAACGCCAGTCCATGAGCGTCACCGAACCAGAGACCAACCCGCCTGAAGGCGATCCGCCCCAGCCGCCTGATCCCAACACCATCACCGTCCCTGTCACCGAGACGCCACCCACCAGTGGCAATCGCTCCCAGCGCTCCGGTGGTGAGCCGCCCCAGCCGTTTACTCAGGAGGATGTCGAGCGCATCCGCCAGGAGGAGCGTGCTCGGGTACTGGCAGAGCAGACCCGTGCGGATCAACTGGAAAATGAGTTGGCCCAGTTCCGCAAGGAGGCTGAGGAGCGACAGGCAGCGGAGGCCAAGACTCAGCGGGAAGCAGCCCGCACCCAGAAGAAAAAAGAAGAAGAGGAGATGGAGCTTCGTGACCTGATCCAGAAGAAGGATCAGGAGTGGGAGGAGCGGCTCCAGTCAGAGCGGGCTGAGAGGGAAAAAGCCTTTGCCATGCTGGAGCAAGAGCGTCGGCATGCGGCGCTGACCACCTACATGGCTCAGCGCATGGCTGAGGTCGGTGACAATATTGCACCGGAACTGCGTGATCTCGTCGCTGGAAATAACGAGCAGGAAATCGATGCCAGTGTTCAGCTTCTTATTCAAAAATCCGAGTTGATCCGGAACAACTCGGTCAGTGCTATCCGGAATCTGAATGCTGGACGACCCACGGTAGGAGTAACTGCGCCCCCAGTCGGTCCCATGGAATCAAGCCAGTCCACACGCACGTATACGGCGGATGAACTCAGGGCGCTAACCCCGGAAGAGTACGCTTCGGAACGTGACAACTTGCTGCGAGCGGCGTCTCTAAGCCGCAGACAGCAATAGAGGTAGTACCCGAAAACACAGGAGGTAAGGCAAGTGCCTTCCAGCATTACTGGCACCCCGCTGCTGAGTGCGTCACCAACCGGTTATCCGGGTACTAACTCGCAGCTTTCACCCGCTATCCAGGTCATCTGGTCGAAAGAGATTTTGTTCCAGAGCATGCCTGTACTGCGTTTCGAGCAGTTTGCTGTAAAGAAGACGGAACTCGGTGTACAACCTGGCCTTCAGATAAACTTCATGCGTTACAACAACCTTGGTGATGCTACACAGCTTGTCGAGGGTGTTCGCATGCAGACAGCGGCTCTCACTGCATCTCAGTACGCCATCACGGTGGCTGAGCAGGGGTACGCCGTGGCGGTCAGCGAGCTACTGCTCAACGCCTCGTTCGATGACGTGATGGCCTCGTCTTCTCGGCTGCTCGGCCGCAACATGGCGAAGTACCTGGATGGCAGCGCCAGAGACACGCTCTACCAGTCCAGCAGCACGATCTTCGGCTACACGCTGCCGACGGGCGCTATCACCCAGATCTCGCCGTATGACGCTGGTGCGGTGGCTGCCAACTACGCCGCTCTGGCTGGCACCCAGTACATGAGCGTCAATGTATCGAAAGACGCTGTAGAGACACTAAGTACCAAGAATGTCCCTAGGATCGGTGAGACGTACGTGGCCTTCATCGACCCGCACCAGTCCCGCCGCCTGCGTGACAACCCCGAGTTCATCGAGATGACCAAGTACGCCGCAGCAGGAAACTTCATGATAGGCGAGATAGGTCGTCTGAATGACGTGGTCTACATCGAGACGACTCAGGTGAGGCAGTACGCCCCCGGTGCTGGACCTGCCGGTGGCACCGGCCAAGGCAACGCAGGCGTCACCCACGGTGCGCTCTTCTTGGGCGACAACGCTTTCGGGCACGCCATTGCCCTTCCGGTCGAGCTACGTGACGGTGGCGTGCTCGATTTCGGCCGTGAGCATGCGCTCTGCTGGTATGCGATCTGGGGCTTCGGGCTTGTGACCGACCAGAGTGTGGTCCAAGCCTGGACCAACTGATCTCTGATGCCCAGAGGAGGACCGCAACGAGGGGACTTCACCGGCCAGGAGCGACAGCGTCTGGCTGAGGAGAAGGCCAAGGAACTGGCTGAGCGCCAGGAGGAGATCGGCCTGATCAATCAGGTCGATGTCGTCTATGAGGAGGAGGGCATCTGGGATCCGGCCAGCGGCCAGATCGTTGAGGTGCCTGAGGGTGCCCAGGAGAAGATTGAAGCCCTCAGTGAGCCGGTCACGGTGGATCCCGACCCCATCCTTGACCCCTCACTGAAGGTGCCTGGGTATGACCCCATGAAGAATCTCCAGGCGACCCAGGTCCAGCAACGGACCAAGCCTCAAGCATCCAACGCCCTGGAGGTGGAAGACCTGGGGCCGGAGCCGGTTGTCGTTGAAGACGAGTGGCGGGTGATCCGGGTCAACACCGACATCGATGAGATGACCTACGGTGTGAACAACACCCTGACCTTCCAGCGGGGTCGTCGCTACCGGGTGCCCAGAGACCTGTACAACTGGCTGGAGAGCCGTGGCGTGGTGTACCACTGATGACAGACACAGAGCCACAGCTTGAAGAGCGGACGTGTGCCAAGTGCGGGGCTACCGACACTGAGCCTCACCACGTCCAGTACGTTGCCTTCAACCACCCCGTCTCCGGCATGGGAATGGATCTCTCGGTCTCCAAGCACGTCATGTGCTGTGCTGAGGATGGCTGCCCCATCTGCACCGTTGACGTGGAGCGGGCCAGGGCGGATGGGGTCGATGTCGCCCACATGAGGGACTGGTTGACCAATCGGCCCCACGAGCACCTCCAGGTGCTCTTTGAGCAGTTCAACGTGGAGTCACCGGACTTCAACAACGTCCCCGGTACTGAAGAGGAGGCCCCGGCCTAATGGCGAACCTTGTCACCGTCGAGGCCAACGCCGTCCTGGCCGCATCATCCGGCCAGGCTGTCTACGTCAACCCCACCTCTCCCATCAAGGTGGCTCTGGTCACGGCCACGGGAACGGCCACCGCCGCCGGTACGGAGGTCGTTGTGGGTACCTCTTCCTACGCCCGCCAGACCATCACCTTCGCCGCCCCTGCCGGTGGTTCGATCTCGTCCAATGTGGCCTTGACCTACACCAACATGCCTGCCTGCTCGGTGACGGGGGTGGACGAGTACGACTCGGCCGGTACCCCGGTCAGACGATGGTTCGGCAACCTCTCGGCCTCCAAGACGGTCAACGCAGGCGATACCTTCTCCGTTGCCGCAGGGTCGTATACAAAAACCCTGAACTAAGTCGGTGGCAACGGTCAGCGGCACTGTCACGATGGCGAGCCACACAAGCATGTCTGTGGCTGCTGTCGTACGGCCCAAGGTGCCCACTCTGCTTGACCAGATCACGGCCCTGGAGGGCCAGGATCCCCTCATGGTGGGAGCGACCGGCTACCTGGATGACATCTTCACCACTCGCCTGGTAGGCGATTCCCAGTAGCTATCCAATCACGCACGCCCACAGTGTGGTCTGCCCACCCTTGCCGTTGAGGCTGATCTCTTCGAGCTTGGATCCTGATGGGCAGGCGAACGTACCGGCTGGTCCTGGTGGGCCTTGTGTTCCTGCGGCTCCGGCGGCTCCTGTTGGACCGGGCGCACCCTGTGGACCGGCTGCCCCTCGTGCCCCAGCGGCTCCTGCCGGTCCAGGTGGGCCTACTACTCCTGCTGGTCCCTGAGGGCCAGGGCTTCCAGTCGCACCGTCGCTTCCCGAAGATCCTGGTGTACCACCAGCACCAGTTTCTCCAGTCGCTCCAGTTGCACCCGAACCGCCTGCACTTGTGCTGCCACTTCCGTTGATTCCATTGGTTCCGTTCGTTCCTGGTGGGCCGATCAGCCCCCGTTCACCCGGTGGACCCGCTGGACCCTCTGGCCCAACCGGCCCGATGATGACAGAGGATGACGCAGGTTTGGAAACGTCTCCCGACACCAGCAGGATTGAGCAGATGAAAAATAGTCCCCCGGCGATGATGAGAAGAGCCACCCCATTACTGAAGATCTTTCCGATCCACCTCAGTAGCCTCATCGTGTTCGTCCTGCTCCGGGGGTTGAATCCCGTGCTCTGCTAGGTCCAACAATAGTTCGTAGTTGCGCCGTTCTGCTTCGAGGCGTAGTCGGCGTTCGTCGGTCAGCATGCGGTTTACGTCATCCAGATCATCCTTGGCAGCCTTGCGGTCCTTGCTGCGAACGGACCTGACCGCCAGCAGGATCCCACCGATAGCTGTGATAATCCCGGCTACTCCGGTCAGGAGAGCGATGAGGTCGTTGACGGTGATGGCTCACCCTCGTTTCCTCAAGTCACAGGTGCAGTCCAGGTTGCCGCCCAGGTCTCAGGTCCGACTACGCCATCGACGCTTAGTCCCTTCTCCTGCTGGAACTGTGAGCAGATCCGCTCACTCTCGCCGCCGTACATGTCGTCAACGGCCAGTGACCAACCTCGTGCCACCATCTGGCCCTGCCACTGAGCGGTCCCGTGGCCCTGGGTGAAGTTGATCAACATGGTGCCGGGGAAGGGCGGGGCTGGTCCTCCTGGTTGGGCTGGAGGGGTGGGTGCCGCTCCTGGTGCCCCACCGGCCATCGCCAAGACTTCATCCATGGGGAAGGCGTTGCCACAATCGACATGGCCCCCGCCCCATGACCCAAGGTCAATGTGCTGACAGACACCCCGCCCACCGCCTTGAGCTTGTTGAGCATTGAGTCGGACGATGGGTATGCCGAAGGCTGCCGCCTCCTCTGCGAGCCAGATGGCGCAGTTCTCCAGCATGTTGGGATGCCGGTGCCACTCGGCGCTGTCCCAGGCTGCGAAGGCACACAGTTCCGCAGAAACAGAGACTGGGTTTGCATTCCCTTGGGTCCAGGCTTTATCGGCTCGTTTGACGTAGACCCCGATCGTGCCAGCGGTGTCATCGATCCCAGCGTGGCTGGAAACACCGCTTGATGAACTGGCGAAGTAGTTTCCCAGGCTTTGGTACGTACGGCTGCCTTCAGCCGTGTGCAGCACGAGGAGGCGTACGCCTGACCCACCCCGGCTGGAAAAGTTCGGGCTAGGGATGGCGACACGATTCAGAGCCATCGGCGGTCCTCCTCATCATCAAGAGGGGTGACGGCATCATGGGCCGGTTCCTGCTCCGGGTCTTTCCTGGGAGCAGGCCAGTCGATGTCGTCTCGGTCGAAGCGTTCGGGATCAGGATCCAGCGACTTGTCTCGTTCCATGTGAACTCCTACTCCCCAGTAGCTGGTGGCTCTTCTCCTTCAGCGGGCAGATCAATGCCGGTCTGCTCGGAGTGGGTGATCTCGGTGCCCTCTTCAGTGGTCAACTCTGCGGACTTCTCGGTCTCCAGGCCCGCACCCTCTTCGGCAGGGGTTGGCTCGTCAGTGGTGCTCACGTTCTCTCCTTATTGGGTCATCCAGGACAGATTGTCCAGGAAGAGTTGCCCGGTGGTGTTCAGGGAAGGGGACTGCAAACGAATATTGCCATCAGTACCGATCTCGACGCTGTATACCCGTGCCGGGATGACATCTTCGATGGCGAGAAGATAGGTGTTCTGGGTCGGTGTAGTACTAGGAGGACAGGCCATGATGGCTGTGCCATCGACGGGATTGCCACCGGGAAAGTAGACTTCACCCCTTAACTGGCATCGACCCCAACCGTCTATTAGGTAGGAGATGGTGGACCCGCTCACTGTGGCCCAGGGGCTGGTGAGCAGGCTACTAGCGCTCTGCCAGGCGGGCTTCACCAGTGTGCCCATGTTCCCAGGAGCGCCCTGAGGTCCGACCGGTCCTTGTTGACCAGCAGGCCCCGCAACGCCCTGGCCCCCGGTCAACCCGGTGGCTCCGGCCTGGCCTGGTGGACCCTGAGGACCGGAGGCGATGTTGAGGATCTGCCAGCCCGTCTGGGTGTTGTAGTAGTGGACGACGTAGCTCGTCGTTCCCACTAGCCACACCATGCCCGCCTGTTCCTCTGTGGGGACCGCAGGCAGGTAGCTGGGGTCTGGCACCACAGCGGCCACCACAAAGCCGCCTGGAGGCCCCTGAGGCCCCACAGAACCGACTGGGCCGGATGGACCGACGATACCCTGCACCCCCTGGCCTCCGGCGGGGCCTGGTATCCCTGGAGGCCCCGGCAGACCCGGCGTCAGGATCTCGATGACATCGGGAGCGGGGGAGATGACGGTTACGTCACTCATAGCTACCTCTCAGTCCGATGGCGAGCGCTGGGTTGAGGGACTGGTTGTACGGCTCAGTGATGTTGGGATCCACGTAGAAGAACCCCCGCAGGATCCGGTCCACCGGCCCGTTCACGTAGGTCACGAACATGTCGTAGAGGTAGGAGCGCCCGATGCCCCAGTACCCCACGGCCTGGACTGACCCAGGGAAGTTGCCCCACTGGAAGAACTCCAGGCTGTCGTTGGCGGTGATGTGAAGCTGGATGGTGGCACCGTCGGGAGCGATGGTGCATCGCCCACTGGGCGCATCGAGTCGCATGACCAGGATGTGGTTCTGATTGCGGATCTCCATGACGGCATTCTGGAGCGCCACGTAGTTGCCGGAGTTGCTGTCCACCATCCGGATGACCTTCTGGAAGTCGGCTCCGGC